AGTATTCTTCTGAGACACAAAACCAGAACTTAAACGTATTGCGGTTGTTTTTTACCAAATTAACAAATGGCCTTGCTAATTTGATGGGTCCTAATGGTGGTGTATACATGAATACACCCTATGGAGCTTTTCAAGATAGTACAGACCAAGTAGCGGCTAACACTACTACTGCTTATGCAATAACTTTTAATACAACCGATTACTCTAATGCAATCACATTGAGTAACAGTTCAAGGTTAAACGTAGCAAATTCTGGTCTTTACAACATACAGTTTTCCATTCAGTTCACTAATACAACAAACTCATCTCAGGATGTAGATGTTTGGTTTAGGGTAAATGGTACAAATTCTGCCAATTCAAACAGCAGATTTGGATTTGCACCAAGAAAAGGTGTTGGCGATCCTTTTCATATCATTGCTGCCATGAATTATTATTTGAGCTTGAATGCACTTGACTATGTTGAAATCATGTGGAGGCCAACTGATGTTGGTGTCACTATTGAGCAGTATGCCGCTGGAACAAGCCCAACTCGTCCAGCAGTTCCTTCAGCTATTGTGACGATGAACTTTGTGTCAAGTATCGCAACCTGATAGACTACGAATATGGCTTATTTACCACTTCAAATCCCTCCAGGTGTCTATAAAAATGGCACAGCATACCAATCTAAGGGACGTTGGAATAACTCCAATTTAGTTCGTTGGTTTGAGGGAACAATGCGTCCAGTTGGTGGATGGCGTAAGCGTTCTACCAATCAAGTCTCTGGTTTGGCTAGGGGATTACTTAACTGGAAAGATAATTCAGGCAATAGACGTATTGGAATAGGTACTCATACAAACCTTTATTCAATGAATGAAGCGGGTACTCTGACCAACATCAGCCCATCAGACTTGGTTGCGGGGGATGCCGATCAGCTTCAAAAGCTTGGTTATGGCTACTCTACCTATGGTAGCTTTGCTTATGGCGTTGCTAGACCTGATTTAGGCTCTTTTACCCCTGCCACAACATGGAGTTTGGACAGTTGGGGTGAATACTTAGTTGCTTGCTCATCTAAGGATGGAAGATTGCTTGAATGGCAATTAAATACTGCTTCTGATGCTGCCGCCATTACAAATGCTCCAATAACCAATATTGGTCTTGTTGTTACTCAAGAGCGATTCTTATTTGCTTTGGGTGCTGGCGGCAATCCTCGAAAGATTGCTTGGTGTGACCAAGAAAACAATACTGTTTGGACTCCATCCTCAACCAATCAAGCGGGTGATTTTGAGATAACTACAGTTGGATCTATTCAATGTGCCAAGCGTGTGCGTGGTGCAACCATTATATTTACTGATGTAGATGTCCATACGGCTACTTATATTGGCCCACCCTATATTTATAGTTTTGACAGGGTTGGAACCAGTTGTGGAACTATTTCCAAGCAAGCTGTTGCCGTTACTGATAATTCTTGCTATTGGATGTCTAAGTCAGGATTCTGGATATACGATGGTTTTGTTAAGCCATTGCCTTCAGATGTTGGCGACTATGTTTTTAAGAACATAAACTTACAACAAGCTACTAAGGTTTATGCCATCCATAACTCTGCTTATGGTGAGATTTGGTGGTTTTATCCTAGTTCTGCAAGCTCAGAGATTGACTCCTATGTGACCTATAACTATCGTGAAGGTCATTGGTCTGTTGGTGTTTTAGCTCGTACTTGCGGTACAGATCGGGGTATTTTTGCCAATCCATTGATGGTTTCTGACGATGGTTATGTCTATGAGCATGAAGTTGGCTTTGCCTATGACTCTCAGAGCATTTATGCTGAGTCTGGACCAGTAGATATAGGCGCTGGCGACAGGATGATAAGTGTTGTCGGGATGATTCCTGATGAAAATACGCTTGGGGATGTCAAGGCTAGTTTTAGTACTAAGTTCTACCCAACTGGTACTCAATACAACTATGGGCCATACACGATGGCTAACCCCACATCTATACGTCTTACTGGCAGACAGATTGCCGTAAAGATTGAAGGAAATACTTTATCTGATTGGCGTGTAGGCGTAATAAGATTTGATACCAAATTAGGCAGTTTTAGATAAAATTGCTGATATTATGACTATTGAACACGATACAGAAGATTGGCGTAGATTAAGAAATCTTAAACTGTTAGAATGGTTTGGTGGCAACCAGAGTGCTGTAGACTTTTTAGTAGCTTTATCAGGTATTGCTGAGTTATGGGATGACTTGGTAGATAAAGACAAAGAGCCTAGCAGAAAAGACATTGATACTGTCTTTTGGAATGCTCTGGTGACGCTTCCTACAAATGAGTTCTTTAATCAACATAGGGCGTTTTTAATGCCTTTAGTGATTCAGAGTATAAATGCTTGGCAAGACTCTGTAGAACTTGAAAATGGTAATACCAACGACAGAGCCTATGCGCTCACATTGCGTATTATTTCATTACAAATAGCACCAATGATAGTCTTATTGCTTAGAGGACAAGAAGCAATGAGAGAAACTAGTACAGAAATGTGGCGGTATTTCACCTCACATGATGATGCAATTAAATGGATACAAGGGGAATAATATGTCTCTAGGTGGTGGAAGCTCAAGTCAGCAACAATTAGATCCTGCTTTTCGAGATCTATTTACAGGTAATTATGCAAACGCACAAGATGTTGCCTCTGGTTTAACTGCTCGTCAATTTGCGGGATTTACTCCTGAACAACTGACTGCTTTTCAAACTACTGGAAAGTTTGCGAATCCTAATGATGAAACATTTGCAGGAATGCGTACTGCGTTTGGTCAAGCATCAGGTGCATCAACATATGTTCCACAAAATGTTACTGGCGCTACTTTAAGCCGAGCAGGAATTCGTGATGTTGCTAATCAGGCAGCTACTGCAGGGCAAGTAAATCGTGCTGATATTCGTGATCTAGTAAGTTCAGATGTTGCTTCACAAGGCGTAAATGATATTGCATCTTTAGCTCGTGGAGCTATTCGTGATATTACGCCAGGCTCATTCTTAAATCAGAATATTTCAAAGTATATGAGTCCATATACAGAAAATGTGATTGATATAGGTGTTTCTGATTTAGAACGCGCAAGGCAACAAGCTAGAACTGTTGATGCCGCCAAAGCCGCTGCCGCAAAATCATTTGGAGGATCTCGCCAAGGTGTTGCAGAAGCAGAAACTAATCGTGCCTATGATGAAAATACTGCTCGTTTAATTGCCCAACAGAGACAATCCGCATATGAAGCTGGCACTAGGCTTTCTGAGGCTGATTTGAGTCGTTCTATGCAAGCTCAGTTAGCTAATCAAGGTGTTGATACATCTACTGTTTCACAAGGGTTGCAACTTGCGGCTCAACTTGGAATGGCTAATCAGGGTGCAGATGTAACTACACAGACAACAAATGCTCAGTTACAAAATGCTATTGCAATGGCTAACCAAGACGCTAATTTAAGAGCGCAACTTGCTAATCAAGGTATTGATCTTAGTACTGGTCAAATTAATACACAAAATATTCAACAGGCTAATTTGGCTAATCAAGGTGCAGGTTTAACTGCTAATCAGCAACGTATTAATGCTGCCACACAGATGGCAAATATTGCATCTACGGGTCAAACAATGGGACTTACTGGCGCTAAAGCACTTGCTGATGTTGGCGCTATTAAGCAAGGCTTCACACAAGCTCAATTGGATGCTATTCGCAATCTTCCTTTAGAACAACAACAGATTCTCAATCAAGCATTGGGTATTAATGTTGGTGGTGGTTCTGGTGCAACATCTACATCCACATCAAGACAAGGTTTGCTTGGCTTGTTAGGTATTGGTTAAGGAGTAAATTATGCCTTTTAATATTGGGTTGTTATCTGATGCCGCATTGACGGGATTGTCAGATGCTGAAAAGCAAGCTATGCAAAAACAGGCTACTCAACAATTCTTGTTGGGCAGTTTGTTAAGTGGTGATCCTGGCATCGGCTTTAAGTCTGCAATGGATATTCCATCTACTTCATTAAATATGCAGAAGATGATTCGTGATTCTCAAATTGCTCAACGTCAGCAAGATGAATTGGCAGCCTTTACAAGCAAATATGCTCCTACTGAACAACAAGCAGGTAGAAGGGCATTGAATGCGACTTTGGGTAGAGAACCAGACTTATCTAGTCCATATGCTTTAGCAAACAAACTAGGCGCACCATTAGGCCGAGTAGAGCCACAGTTAATTAATCAACCAATTGACTATCAACAAGCTTTATCTGAGTCATTGCGTTTGGCAGGAAATCCTGCTCAACCACAGATTCGTGAAACTTTGTCTGCAATGCAACCTAAATTCCAAGGTGATTTGCGTGTGGATGCAAGTGGTCGTGTTGTTGGTGCATTGCCTACCCAAAAAGAAGGCATACAGACTCAATTTAATCCTGCAACTGGATTGTATTCTGCTAATCCCGTGCAGAATTACATGATGTCTCAGTTGATGACTCAGAAGCCTGAAGTGTCTGCCAATACTATGCTTGGGGTTGGACCTACTGG